TTAGGATTGGACAAACATATCGAACTGCCGTTTGGCAATTTCTTCTTTTTGCACGCGTTTGACGATTTTGTAGATCCATTGCAAAGATAAACCATACTTCTTAGCAAGGTAGGCGTGATTATTGCCAGTGAACTCGTTGAAAATTTGCTTTTCACGCTCACAGGCGAAAAGCGACATTGATTTCGGCACATACACATTCAAACCGCCCCAGTTGTAGCCCGTCTTCAATGCTACAATCATGCCGATATTTTCCGCTGTTTCAGTGTCCATTTCAGGGTAACATTCACGCACCGCCATTACCGTATATTTCGCCAAATCTGCCAATAAATCGGGGGCTTTGGTTTGAAAGTCATTATTGTCAAATTTGGCTTCGTTCATCATTTACCTACTCGTTTTTTCCACTGTTTTAACTGCTCAATAATAGATGCCGTTTGCTCACTATCCAGCTCACGCCAGTCTGCAACGTCCGCATAATATCGAGCAACAAACGCATTCAATGCTGCCGAACTGCTTTCCTCAGCCACTACTTTCCATACTGCCCACAATTTCCGCTGAACGGCAGAAAGCTGTGAAACATCATGCGGTAAGCGAATTTTTGCACCTTTTTGTTGCAATATTTTGACCAGTTTCACTAGCTCTGAATAGCTTATATTTTTCGCAGAATTTTGGTAGAATTGTTGAGATAATAGACTTCGATACGTCTCATCGTCCATTCCCAACTGACTTTTCCCAATATGCAACAGCTGCAATAATCGTTTTCTCATCGTTTACCTCTTAAAATTGCTTTCAATCTTTGTAAATTACTTTCCACTTGTGCCTTTTCCTGTGCCATTTCTTCTACACTTTTTGGCGGTGGCGGAAGCTCAGGATATTCACGCTGTGGCAAGGCTTCTAGCAGTTGTTTTGGTGTAGGGAACCAATCACAAGTCTGCCCAAGTGTCATAAATGCCGTCTCAAACCGCACCTTATCCAACTCCATATCCCACGACTTTTTATAAGTGATCACCCGATACCATGCCTCCAGTGTTGGCTGTATCACATCTTCCGTTGGCGAATTTTTTAAACGTAACAGCAATAACATTGCCACGCCTTGAGCTAGCACAGGTTTTAGCCATTGATTGTTTTGCCCCATTCCAACGCTCCTTTAATTGCGTTCATTTTATTGCTTGCAAGCGGTCGATTTTGCTCAGGATTTTGCACAGCTACCGCTGTGCCGATAGGCTTGTAGCCTGCAATAATTTCCAACAAATAACCGTGTGACTTCATCGGCAGGGTAAAATTGACACGGTTCGCCATCATTTGGTTAATGGCATAAATCCACGCCTCAGGCGGTGCAGGAAACTCACGCCCATCACGTTTGATAATCTTAGCCTGTATCATCGGTGTGAGTTCGCCCAGCAAGGTTGCCACACGGTCGAACGTGAGCGAACTTTTCGCAGGACGAAACAGCCCCAAATAACGAATTAAGGCTTCGCCTAACTCACCACTCACCAACAATGCCGCATTTAAGGCATCACTTGCTGCTTTGTTGGCAATCAACGCGTCCAACGAATGCAACGCTCCACACGCACTACATTTCACTTTCATTTTCGGTTCTCCTAATACAAGAAAACCGCCCGAAGGCGGTTTGGTTAGCAAGTTGGATCAAAATGTTGAACATATTTAGGTTCTTCATTTGTTTCCAGTATTTTTTGAATAACAGGATCATCAGTAAAAATCATTTTTGCTAATCCCATCAATAATGGATCAATGCCTTCTTTTTTATCGATATGCCCATTAGTTGCCCAATCCCCATCTTCATCCCGAAAGAAATCAAAGTGAAGCGTAGCCATAAAACCATTTTCAATTTCGGGAGCTAACTTAATCATATCATTCCATGTTTTTGTTAGAATGACTGGCATTGTAGCCATTAAATCAGTCACAATATTGCTTACTGCATTCGGTGGTTTGGGTTTATAGTTAATACCTATTTTGAACGTTAAATCGTCTTTTGTTGGTTCAAGTTCAATGTTGATGATAGAGATATAATGGTTTGTCACAGTCTTACCCCCATTTTCATCAAAATCCCCTTCGCATTCTGCACATAAATACTGGCGTGCATCATTTCTTCTTTATCTAGTGATTTTTCAGCCTGTTCCAGCTGAATAATCGCTTGGCGAAGTTGCATTTTTAAGGCTTCTAGTGTGGAAATCATTGTCTTTTCTCCCGTTTACCTTGCCATGCTTTGCAGTAGGTTTTGCGCGTGTTGCACCACTCACGTTGTTTGAGTGTTACCGCTTGCTTTGCTGCTTCTCCCCACAATTCACTAGCTCGGGCATAATTGCCAGAACGCTCCATTGCTGCTGCGGTTTCTGTTGCTTCGCGATAGGATTCTTCTAGAACATCGCGGTCGATTTTCGGTCTTCGCCCCATTAGCGCACCTCCTCATCATTCGGTTTGATGACAAATTCTTCTTCATTTTCCCGAATACTCACACCTGCAATCGCCTTGGCGTTATTCGGGTCAGCAAGCAAGGCTTCTTTGTTCACTTCTTCTTTCACGCGTAAGAACTGAAACAGCCCCAAGTTCTTGATATTTTCAATCACTTTCGCCATCGAACTAATCCCCACCTTCGGCGGTTTGGCACGCCATTGTACTTCTCCGGTGGTAAAGTAAGCCGTCTTCTGTTTGCCGCCGTTAGTGAGCTCTAAACGACGAGTTTCACAAAACGCCTGCACCGCCTTTTGCAACGGCTTCACTTGTTCTTTCAGCGCGGTCAACTGTGCCGTGTATTTTTCATCAACCGCTGCTTTCTCGTCCGCTTGCTGGGTGGTCAATCGCACCTGCTCACGCTCTAAATCGCCGATCTGTTTAATCGCCAGCGCCACTTCATCTTGGGTTTGCAAGGCAATTTCTTGTACTTCGCTTTTTACTCTTGTTGCGCGTTTAGCCATTTTTTAATTCCTTACTGATTGTGAGTTTGATTTTTCCGCATTTCTTGCCTAACACGGCTTCCAGTATCGTTTCATTGCCATTTACTGAACCATTAAAATGTGTGATACCGCCAAATAACGCCTGTGTAATGCCATCTCGGTCATCTACGAGTGCTTTTGCTAAGGCTTTACAGCAAATCAGGAAATTTTCAGGATCTTTACGAGTAATAGGTTTCATTTTAGCCATTGTTTGTTACTCCTTTTTGGCAAGTATAAGGATAAAAATCCGCGTTAATTTTTGGGGTTAGGCTGCCGTTTGGCGAGCGGAGGTAAACTACACCGCTGATACAAAGCTCGGCATACGCCCACGTTTGCTTTTGTATCATTCCGTCATCACAGCCAGCCAACAAAAATGCGGTTAAAATTAAGGTTGTTTTTCTCATATCGCCCCCTAAACCTGCATCACTACATCGCCGTTCACTTTCGGCACACCTAAACTTTCTGCCAAGTTCATCGCTGCCGTGAGCAAGTTGTTTACTGCGAGCGGATAAAGCAAACTAGTGGTAGTTTTATTTCTGCCCACCGCCGTTAACCGTTGTCGCACCGCAAGGAAAGCATCTTCTTCAAAAATATCGCTGAGTTTTTTGCCGACCTTCGCCAAGCGGAACGCCACATAGTTTTCCAATTCCGCATCAAGTGGGGCGAGTTCCACTACTTCACAGCGTTGCACCACTTCGCGCACTTCCGTGTTACGTTCGGAAAGTTTCAGCTTCAATTCAGGCTGACCAATCAACACAATCGAAATCAGCTTTTTGAAGCCATCTTCCAACTCAAAAAAGCGTTTCAAGTGTTTAAGCGTCGGAATTGGCAACGAGTGCGCTTCTTCGATGATGAGCGCGTTCGAATAGCCCGATTTACAGCTTTCTTTCAACACTTGGTGCAACTGGCGGAAACGGGCTTCAGGCGAACGCTTCACGCTTTGCAGTGGGGCAAGGGTAGAAATAATCGCTTCTGCAATGTGTGCCGCTTTTAACGTTTTGCCCTTGATGTCGTTGTCTTCCATTGCGATGATGTAAGGCTCAATCACCGCAATCGGGGCGTTTTCGGCGCGAATGCGGTCAATCAAATCACGGCGTAGCGTGGATTTACCTGCACCACTTTCGCCCACCACCGCCATAAAACCACCGTGCTTAGCGGTTTGATAAAGCGACTCACGCACATAACGAATGTCGCTAGTGGCGAAAACTTCGTCAGCCGAGCGAATATCGACGGAAAAAGGGTCAATCGGTAATAAAAAATGTTTCTTAGTGGCTGGAAATAAAGCCTGTTTTGCGAGTAACATAATCTCGTCCTTAATTTCTCGTTTGGTTTTAAGGGCGGAAGCGGCAGGCTCGGTCGCCAAACTTTCCCCTGTCGCTTCCTTTTCTAATAGCGTTGCAAGCGGTTGGTTTATCTCAATCTTTTGCAAAGACGCTATTAAACTCTTCTCAAATGTCGCCCACTCCCGCACCCGTTGATTATGGTTTATCAACTGGGAAATGGTCGCAGGCGACACATTCATCATCTGTGCTAACTGCCTTAAGCTCACGCCCTTATCAATCAGCACCTGTTTTAGTTTCAGCATAAAATGCTCCTTCAATAATTTCCCCTCTTTTGTAAAGAGGGGGTAGGGGAGATTTTGGGGCAATCACGCCGCTAATAGTTTCAAGTGTGAGCGTGTCGGCTCTGGCGCCATAAACTCCGCCTTAAACTCATCAAAGCCCAAGCCCAGCAACCGTTCAGCTTCCACCTGCGGCACACCTTGCGGATATTTGCCAGTAATCCATTGATAGCATTCGCCCGTCCACAACTCACCCCAGCGTGCTTTGCCGTTTTTGGCAAACTCCACCGCTGACATCGGCTTTTGTTCCACCCGTCGAGCGTTGGTGGTGAGTTCGTGTTCTTGTCCTTTGTTTGGTAAGAACCACGTCAGCTTGCTCTCTTCAATGTGTTTGTAAGGGTTGATTTCGCCGTTGAATAACGGTGCGTTGGCTTTTTTCGCACGTTTTAACTCATCTTCAGTTTCTACACCATAAGCCAGTTGCTCAGCTTTTTCCTTATTGGTTTCAAACGCCGTTTTGCGATGGGCCTTGTATTCTTCGCCGATGATTGCAGCATCCACACGGAAGCCTAGTTCATTCACTTCAATCGGCTCCAACACCACCCAGTAAGGTTTCAGGCTTACTGTGCCGTCATCGGCAAAAATCTGCTCAAAGCACTGTACTTGCACACATTCAGGGCGGTACGGATTTTTGCCCACCGTGATTTTCTCGCCAATTTTCACATCAGGCACATCACGCACATCGTATCGGCGATTTTCAAAGCTGATTTCCAGCTTATCTGTCACCAAGCGTTCTGTGAGCGCAGTAATCATTAGCTCTTGGCAAATTTCCCGACTAGGTGGAATAGTAAGTTCTTCAGCACGAATGGTTTGCCACATCTGATAACGTGTTCGCCCATGACGAGAGTGTTTTTTAGTGCTGTTAAAATACCGCATCCATTGGTGAGCAAGCTGGTTTAACTCCGTTAAGCCACTCACATTCATAAACCGCAAACCGCTTTCAAACAGGCGTTCCACAATATCGTTGCCTTTTTCCACTTGCCCTTTGGCTCGGGCATTGTGGGCTTTCGGAATTTCCATTTTCACATCAAGTTGATGTAATAAATGAGTAAACATCTGAGATGTATTTGCTGTTCCTCGGTCAAACATTAGGATCTTTGGTACACCATAGAAAGGTTCACTTGGGTTATCTTTCTTCTGAATGGCATTGATAAAACATTGGCTGACATTTTCCGCTGTTTCGCCACCGTAAACATATTCCACATAAATCACCCCACTCGCGTGGTCAGTGATCACATATCGCCACACCCGTTGTGGCTCTACCTTAGCAACATTGGCAGGTTTGTTTTTGTAAAACTGTTCTGCCTCCATCACACACAACCCATTGCCTTTACCTGTTTCTTTCAAGTAATAAAGCACACACAAAGACGGGTCGATTTGCCAAACGTGGTTCGGGTGTCGGCTTTGCAACTGCACCACAGGGGCTGGGCGTAACATTTGATCAGGGTGAAGTCCTGCATTGCGTAACGCTCGCTCTACCGAACTGGCTGAATAAGGGCGAACTTCGCCTGTATTCTCATCGGTAAACTCTGCTTTAATTTTGTCATTGGCTCGTAAAATATTCATGACTTGCTCCAAGGTCATCATCGTTTTGCCATTGTTTCGTCGCATATGAAGCCAAGTTGAGTTAATCAATCTAAGCTCATCTTCATTTAGTTGATGTTTACCTTTATCACATCTCACTTTGCGACCGCTGGCAGGGCGAAAAGGCTTAATTTGTTTTAAGAAAGTACCCCGACTTAAGCTGCAGGCGGTGCAGCCTTCTTCAATAATTTTCTCCTTCTCGCCAAACTTTGCCGTCTCCACACGGTTTGCCCAGTGGGATAGCACACTCGGTAAAATTGCCATTGCATTTTCCTTACTCCACAGTTTCTAGATCAGATTTATCCGCCCAAGGGGAATCAGGTCTTGCCCATTCGGGAATATTTGAACCACTTGGTTCATCATCTAAATTAAAATGTTCTTTCAGCTCGCTTAAAATCAACTGATATTCCGCCAACACACCGCTCATAAATTGCTTATGATCCACGCCTGTTTCCTGCGTGTGTGCCGTTAAGGCTTCAAAGGCTTGGAATACTTGTCCGCGTAGCACCGCTTCTGCTTTGTAAGAAATCGCAGCGGCTTCTTCACGCAATACGCCACCGCGTTGTTCAGGCGTTTGGGTTTCAATCGCCTTGGTTTTCTTTGCCAGCTCCAAATCTAAGTGGTTAATCCGCTCGTTTTTGGTAGCAAGCACTTTCGCCTGCGCTTCATAATCGTCCGACTTGCGTTTGAGTTGGGCTTGCAAGGCTTCTTTTTCCTTCGCGTGTTTCGCGGTTAAATCTTCGATTTTCTCAATCAAATCTTCTTTATCTGTCGCCTCCGAATAATCGGCATCCACAATCTCCGAGCGGGCTTCTTCAGGCAGTTGGCGAAGTTTTCGCATTTCGCGGTAGCCTAAGCCGAGGCGTTGGGAGGTTTCGAGGAAGTCTTCGCCAAGTTTGTAAAGGTTAGAAATATCTTCATCAATTTTTTGGCGACTAAAACCTAAAGCACTGCAAAAATCGTCCCAAGTGCTAACCTGTCGGCGGTTTCCGCTAATGTCTAACATCTCTAAACCCTTATATTTCTTAGCTTCTTTAAATTCTGCTAATACTTTAATGTGCTGACACGTCGTCAGTTTTCGGTGGAAATCACTCATCTTGATCATTCCGAGCATTTCATAAGCATCTGCCATTTCCGCTGTCATCGCTTGAGCCGCCATTACCACCGCATCTTGTTGTTCACTTAATCTTAAATCTGTCATTGTTCACTCCTTAAAAACCGCCTGTCATCACGCGATGGCGTACTTCATTAAACCGTTCATTCACCGCTTGCATATCCTGCTCATAACACACCGCAAGGTTGAGCAGGGCAAAACTGAGCGTCCAGTTGCCTGTGGGCAATTTCCGCAAAAAGCCCTCACTTTCCAATAAAGTTGTCGCACGGGTGATATTCACAGGCGTTTCATCAATCGCCTCGCACAACTCTTTATTGCTTAAGCCATCCATCGTTCGCCCTTTTAGAGCTTTTAAAATCCGCAATGCACGCTGCGTGCCGTTAATTTTCTCTTTCATTTGGCTTGCCCTGATTTCATAAACTGCGGTAAGTTTTCTGTCTGTTTTTGTTGCTCAAGCGCAACCGCTTTTTTATAACCTTGACTGTTCCAGTATTTTTTCAAATACCATAAACAGAATTTTTCTAATATTTTCATTTGATTTTTCTCCCTGTGGTATCCTATTGGCTCTCTCAACTTCCAAAAGGAAACCTTATGACGGTAATTAAATTGCCAGCTAAACGCTTGGCTGATTTAGAAGATAAAGTTGCTCAGCTTGAGCAACACATTGAAGAACTCAATGGTCGTTATGAAGCTTGTCTGAATTTAATTGACTATATAGCCACAAAGCTGCCCGATGAAGCCCGTATGAGTATTTATGAAATGGTGAAAAGCTTGACGGATTTTCACGCCACTCATCCAACACTTCTTGATACAGCTGATTATCGCGACGTAGCATATCTACAAACGTTTCGTGAATTTGAAGGGCGTTTTTTCTGGTCGGTATATTCACCGCCTGAAAAGGAAGTGTAATCTCTTTCAAAGCCGCTCTTACCTGCGGCTTTTTCAATAATTCAATCAGTTCTTTTTCATTCATTTTTCTCTCCTATAAATAGTGGACTTTCGTCCGTTAAAGAGCGGTTAGATTTTTCGCTGTTTTTTCCAAATTGTTAAAGAGCAGGTTGCGTGATTAAGCCGCCGCTTTGTGGTCTGGGTTAGGCTTTAAGCCCAACAACACCGCCGTTTTATGGGCTTCGCCCCAAGTGCCTTTCAGCTGTCCGCGTAGTAAGTCGGAAATCGCTTGCTGGTCAATGCCAAAATGTCTTGCCCATTCACTTCGGTTAATGCCGTAGCGGATAAAATACGCCTTCGCACTCTCTCGTGTTTGTGGATACGGCAAGGGGTGAAATACCTTGTTTGTCATTTCTTCTCCGTGTTGTTTTGTGGTAAATTATGGCAATCAATTTTTATTTGCTAAGGAACAAAAAATGGAAAATCAGATTGCCGAATTAAAAAACGAAATTGAACGGTTAAGAACCGAGCAAGAAGAACTCACACTTCTTTTATCTACTCAATCTCTCTTACTAAATACTGTTGCTTCTGCCGCATTAGGCAGTAAGGAAAAACAAGCTGTGAGCCAAGTTATTCGAGAGATGTTGTATGCCCACGCCGTTTTCGCTGTTCAAGGACGCGTGCCAGAAGTTGTTCAAAATCGTCTAAAGACGTTTGCAGATTTAATGGCTCAACAGGCGGGTGAGCAATCTCCCGAATAACCTTCGTCACCGCAGGTTTACGCAAAAAATAAATCAATAAACGGCTGAACATAAACACCTCCTTCTTTCTGTTGCTTTATGGTTCGTTTGTTGTTGATGTGGTAAATTATATTCATTTGGGAACATTTAATCAAGGAATATATTCAAATGGAACTAAAAGACAGATTGAGAGCTTCTTTTGATGCTAAGTCATTGAAAATTGTGCATGTTTCAGAAATTACAGGGATCTCATACAGCACATTGCAGAACTATTTGAGAGGAGTTAGAGAACCAAATGTTGAAAATTTAAGCAAATTATCTGTTCATTTGAATATAAATTTGAGCTGGCTCTTAACAGGACAAGGCGAAATGTTTATCGGCGGAAGTTCAACCAACCACCTAACCCAACAAGAACAAGCCCTGCTTGAAGACTATCGCGAAAGTAACGAACAAGGTAAAGAAGCCATAGAGAAAACCGCAAGTGCTTTGGCGGCGAAAATCAACCCGCAGCACCGTTCTCGCACCACGATGAATATCGGCAACGTAGAACAACAAAACAACATCGAACACCTTGCAGGCGGCATTCATTTTAATAAAGGAAAATAAATGGACGTAAATATCAACAAGGTAGAACAGCTTAACAACATCAATGAAGCCCACTTTCATCAAGCCGAAAAAGCGATTGATAAAAACAGCCCACACATCGTGATTTGCCCACAGTGCGGCGGCGAAAGCTACCGCTTCAATGAATACTGCTACAACGGCAAATGCACCTTTGGGATTAAGCAGTATTTCAATGAGCAAGAACAGATTGCAGAGCAACGTGAGCGAGAAAAACAAAAAGGCTTTTGCTCTTTAATTGGCTTAGTCGGTTTTGTATTAAGTATTGTAATTAGCTATATCGGTTCACAATACTTTCATTCGCCCGAAATGACATGGTTCTTTTTCGGCGGCCTGCTATGGCTTTTCATGTGGCTAAAAATAGCGGAACAACAGTAATTTATTATTAAGGAATCAATATATGATTAAGCATATTATTTACCATATTTTAAATAAAGAAGCGCAAGGTAGCCCAAGCATTGATCCTAGCCCAACTGAAATTGTACCGACCAACGTACATTTAAATTTTCTAAATAAATTAGTCGAAGCCTATTCAGGAAAGGCAGGAAAGGGATTTGGTAAATTTGATGCCGATGAAGATAGCTACCCGATGCCTAGAATTGTGCGTGAATATTTGGAAAATCAAGATTTTTATAGTGCCACAAAAAGAATGATGAATACGTTATTTGACCGTATTCAAAAGCAACTTTTAGCGACAGGCGGAAAAGTCTTTATTATTCACTTTGAAGAAAACCGTAGTGAATATCTTTTAATTGCGATGTTGTCTGAGAAAACTGCTTTTTCTACAACAGACTGGCAGTTAGAGGAAGAAGAAGTACTTGCCCTTGAACACTTAAAATATGCAGGACGCATTAACTTAACCGCGTGGCAAGCAGGTGAACAGCGTTATATTAGCTTTCTAAAAGGACAGGGCGATATTGCACAATACTTTAAGTCTTTCTTAGGTTGTAATGATGTGCTTATTGCCCAACAAGAAACGAAAAAACTGATCGAACAGTTAGAAGAATTTGCCACTGAGCAAGAATTAGATATTGAGCAGAAGACTGCTTTCTTTGAACGTTCTCAAGAATACTTATATGAAATCAGTAACAACGAAGAGCCTTTTTCTGCTGAAACCTTTGCTAATCGCGTGTGGTCTGAAAACCCACAAGAATTAAAAGATAAACTGGCAGATGCCGAAAATGGCATTGCAGATGGCTTTATTCCTGATAAACGCTCGATTAAAAAACTCTCAACATTTACGGGTAAAACAAAGCATTGGCGCTTAAGTTTTGATCGCACTGCTGTTTCAAGTGGCGATATTGAGCTGAATAATGGTAAAATCATTATCAATAACCCACCAGAAGGATTATTAGGAGCCTTTGAATAATGACAATCACTTTTGCAGATTTAGTTAAAATTTATCGTCAATCTGAGTTTATTGAGAACTCGGATAAGGCGATCTTTTGCTCTAATTCTGCAGAAGATGTTGAATTACTCAACTTGCTTTCATCTGATGAGCATTACGATGAGTCCGGTATCCAAACGGATAGCAATGAATTAGAAGCCAATCATGCTATTCCATTAGTTATTGGTTCTCCTGCACTTGCATTGGGGCGTTTGTATGATGATTTTGAAGGATTTGTAAAAGGGGATATGACTCATCTGCATAATCCGAAGATGAGCAACAAGCCATACTTTATTAAATCTGAAAACATCACGTTTGATGATGTAGAAAAGCCACAATACCTTTTGAATTATGAGGGAATTAAAGCCTTTTTATATCAACTTATTTCTATGGCATCTTATTCTGATAACGTGAATAAGAAACTGATTTTTTTCAGTAAGAAAACCTTTGAGCTGTCAATTGATGTACCTAAACAGCTTTCGTCTTTCTGTGCTTCATTACAAGAATTAGATAGCCAAAAGCTACAATTAATGCTTGATTTTGGTGATTGGCTTAATGATGAAGAAACCAGTTCACACATTGATGAGAAAAAATCTATTTTAGCCTTTGTTTTTGCAGATACCTTACCGCAAGGGGCGACGATTATTGATGTGTTGCAGCAAATTGCGCAAATTGATGAAGCCGTGCGAAAACAATATGCACTCTATATGGAAAATTTCAGCTATGAGAAATTTGTGAAAAAACTTACAGAAAATAGCGAAAAATTTATCTCTCGAGTGAATGACAGTATCAGTAAACTGTTACCTCAATTTTTGGGTTTGCCACTTTTGACAGCTATTCCAACTACACTAAGATCAGGGGATAACTGGTTGGTATATATTGCACTCTGCTTTTATTGTGCAATGTGCTATCTAGGTTTAACTTATCAAAAACAAGTGCTAGATAATCTAAGTGATGATGTCGAACAATTTGAACAAAAAGGCAAAGTGCCAGTACAATTAAAACCAGATTGGCAAAAAGATAAAGAAAAAATTGAAGCATTAGTCAAAAAGCAAAAAATGCTTTATTGGCTATTATTAGTTGTTGTTGGAAGTTGTTTCTTCTATGCCTTCACAAAATTTTTTCTTTATCTCCATATTATCGAGGTTATTTATGGCTGATTTCTAAATCAGTTTAAAAGGCGAAAAGCCTTATCACATCTAAACTCCTATTAACTTTTAAACTAATTTATAAAAAGTTAATAGGAGTTTTTTTTATGTCTTTCCCCATCAACAAAATCGTGATCCATTGCTCAGCTACCCAAAACGGCAACCCACTCCGCACCACCACTCAAACTGCTGCACAACGTATCGATGACTGGCACAAACAGCGTGGCTTTCAGCGTTTAGCAGGCAATTACAAGCAATTCAATCCGCACTTACAACATATTGGCTACCACTTTGTGATTGACACCGACGGCACTGTCGAAACTGGTCGCAAAGAGGGCGAAACAGGTGCACACGTTAAAGGGCATAACTTAAACAGCCTTGGCATCTGCTTAGTCGGCGGTATTACTAAAGACAAACGCAATCACGGCGAATATACGGAAGCCCAATGGAAAGCTCTGCACCACTTGCTTCGCCAATTAGAAGCCAAATATCCCAGTGCTCGCATTTGTGGACATCGTGATCTAAGCCCAGACCTCAACGGTGACGGCACAATCAGCCCAAACGAATGGATTAAAGACTGCCCGTGCTTTGATGTATGGAGCTGGCTGGATAGCGAAGAGGTCGTGAATGTTGAGCATTTATTTAAGGGATAAATGATGAGTGCATCAATACGTTTTCCAAATCATCAGAAGCAATTTACACGAGGTTGGCGAATGAGTAGCAACGCCAAACGAAATCGCAAAATCAACGGTGGCACAACCGCTGCTACTGCCTTTTACTTACGCTGGAGTTACTAAAATGAAACGAGAAATTCGCGGAATTACCTTTTTCTCTTTGGTATGGGAAATCATTATTTTCGGTGGTTTTATTTCTGCCAATGAATTAGGCATTAAAAACCTTGTACAAGCCTATGAATGGTTCTTTTACTTTATGACCGCACTTGCGATATTGGCAATGTTCTTTGGCTCTTCAAAGCCGAGATTCCAATACACCAAAGCTAAGTATCATTGGGAAATGATCACAAATACTTTGCTTGGCATTATGTTGGCATATTACGGCTACTTTGTTTGTGCGAGTATCCTGACTTTCTTTGGCTATGCTTCAGCCCAACAAAACTATTTCAACAAGGAAAAAGAAAATGAAAAAACTGAGTGAGTTGATTACCAACGATAACGGTCGTCTTTCCACCACCGCCTTTATCCAATTTTTCGGAGCGTTATTGATGGCTGGCATTTTGGTGTATGCCGTCTGGCTTGACCGCACTTATGTAGGCGAACTCTTTACCACCTTCGCCCTATTCTGCGGTGGTGGCGTGGCGACCAAAGGTTTTGCTAATGCGTTAAATAATCGGGGGCGAGAAGAATGATTTTTTATCTGATTTTAGGCTTTTCTGCCCTTGTATTGCTTGGCGTGGGTGTGGCTTGCTACAAAATTCGCAAGGCAGGGCAAGAAATCGACCGCTTGTTTAAGCAAAACGAGCAACTGCAACAGGAAAAAGCAGTAGCTCAAACTCAAGTGAAACATTTTGAAACGAGAAAAAAGAATGAAGAAAACAACCGCACTTCTGATCGCAATGGGCTTATTGACCGCTTGCAACAGCAAGGTGATCTCCGTGATTAACCCCAGCTGTTCAGGCTTTGGTGTAATCAAGGCAAGCCGTCAAGACACCACCGAAACGCTCCGTCAAATTGCGGTGCATAACGCGACCTATCGGGAAATCTGCAAGGAGACGAACAATGACCATTAACGTGGAATTTTGGCACTTGGTCGGGTTGTTGTTGTCGTTTCTTGGTTGCTGTTTTGGCTTTGCCAAGATTTTAGTATCGCAGTTCCAAAACAGTTTGAGCGAACGCCACCAAAACCAGCTCAAAGTAAACGACAAAGTAGAAGAATTGGAAAAGCAATTCAACCAAATGCAGTCGAGTCTGCCGCTCGTTTATGTCCTGCGTGATGACTACATTCGAGGACAAACAGTGCTGGAAGCCAAAATGGATGCCCTACACAAAACCTTAAGTGATTTATACAAAATGGAGAGTGCAAAATGATGGAAAAAGCCCGCCGAGAAGGTATGCGTTGGCACTTGCTCAATACTTTACACAAAGCTATGCCATACACTACCAGCGAACAATTTTTGCGTGATGTGATGGCAGGCATTTATCCAAATGTAACACCGCACGAAATCCGTCAGCAGTTGGAATACCTTTCCGACCGCAAACTGGTGGAACTGACCAAACAACCGCACGGCGTGTGGTTTGCCGATATTAACCGCCTAGGCGTGGACATTGTGGAATACACCATCGACTGCCAAGCAGGGATTGCACGCCCTGAAAAGTATTGGGCGTAAGGGCAGCCTTGAGCGAACAAGAGAGGAAAAAAAAGTATGGCTCCCCGTTCAAGTATCGAAAAATTGCCCGAAGATGTCCGCCGCTGGCTAGAGCGTGCCTTAACCGAGAACGGTTTTTCAGGCTATGTGGAATTGGAAACGCTATTACGTGAGAAAGGCTATTCCATCAGCAAGTCGGCAATTCATCGTTATGGGCAAAAAATTGAACGCCGTTTTAAGGCAATTAAAGACAGCACCGAAGCTGCACGTATTATCGCTGAAGGCGCAGAAGATAAGGAAGACAAACGCAGTGAAGCCTTGATGGGGATGTTGCAATCATCTTTATTTGATGCGTTGGTCGATATTGAAGAAGCCAAAGATGATGAGATGACCCCGATGGAAAAATTCCAAGCCTTGAGTTTTGCAGGCAAAAACGTGGCATCACTCATTCAAGCAAGCACTAAGCTCAAAGTCTATCAAGCTGATGTGAAACGGCGTGCGGAACTTGCTGCGGAAGAAACGGAAAAAATTGTTATTCAGGCTGGCTTGTCGGCAGAAACCGCAGACAAAATCAAACAGCAAATTTTAGGTATTGCATAGTGAAAGATATCATTCCCTTTGATCCAAACGAGCTACTGTTAGGCTACCAAAAGCGTTGGATAGCCGATAAATCCCAGCTCAAAATCGCTGAAAAATCTCGTCGAACAGGTTTGACGTGGGCAGAAGCTGCTGATGATGCTTTGATTGCCAGCCTTGCTAAAAAAGACGGTGGCTCTGATGTGTTCTACATTGGGTCAAACAAGGAAATGGCACGCGAATTTATTGACGCGGTGGCAATGTGGGCAAGGGCGTTTAACTATGCAGCAGGCGAAATTCAAGAAGAAGTGTTGCAAGATGAAGATAAGGACATTCTGACTTATGTGATCTATTTTGCATCAGGCTTCAAAGTGAAAGCCCTTTCCAGCAACCCGAAAAACTTGCGTGGTATGCAAGGCGTGGTGGTGATTGATGAAGCAGCCTTCCACGAATACCTTGCTGAAGTATTGAAAGCCGCGCTTGCGCTGACAATGTGGGGAGCAAAAGTGCGGTTGATTTCTACCCACAATGGTGCGGACAACCTTTTCAATGAGCTGATCTTAGACAGTCGGGCAGGCAGAAAACGTTACTCAGTGCATACGATTACCCTTGATGATGCCTGTGCTGAAGGGCTATACCAACGTATTTGCCAAGTCAGCAAGCAAGAATGGACAGCCGAAAAAGAAGCAGAATGGAAAGAAAACCTACTCAATGACACGGCAACCAAAGAAGATGCGGAAGAAGAATACTATTGCGTGCCGAAAAACGGCACAGGCTTATGGCTCTCACGTGCGTTGATTGAACGCCAAATGAGAGAAAACACGCCCGTAATCCGAATGACGGCAAAAGATGGCTTTAGCCTTGTGCCTGAATCGACACGCCATCAGGAAATGCAAGAATGGTGTGAAACCACGCTTGCCCCGATTTTGCAAACTTTAGATGAAACGCAATTACATTTTTTAGGCGAAGACTTTGCCCGTAGTGGCGATATGACGTCCTTTGTGGTGTTAGCACAACAGCAAAACTTAACCAAAAGTGTGCGGTTGATTGTGGAGCTGGGCAATATGCCTTACAAGCAACAAGAACAAATTGTGCTGTTTATTCTCAAGCATTTGCCACGCTTCGCCGGTGCAGCTTTTGATGCTCGTGGGAACGGGGGCTATTTAGCTGAAGCCGCTCGCGATGCGTTTGGTTCATTGGTGGATTGCGTGCAGTTATCGGAAAAATGGTATCGCGAACAAACCGCCCCATTTAAAGCCGCGCTCGAAGATGGCGAACTCGACAGCATTCCCAAAGATGCCGATATTCTTGCCGATTTGCGCTCATTCCAAGTGGTGAAAGGCGTGCCACGCATTCCCGATAAACGAACTAAAAGTGCAGACGGCAAAAACAAACGCCACGGCGACACCGCAATTTCTTTATTGCTCGCTCATTATGCCAGCCGTCAGTTGGTGCAGTTGCCTGTTAAAGCTCACAGTCGCAAACCAAGAGCCAGCCGAAAATTAACGAAAGGATATTAACCATGATCGCATTTGTAACTTTAACCATTTCTGCCGCTGTGCTGATTTTTTACGACAAACCGTTTTGGTGGGTATTTTTATTGCTTGCCGCCTTTGTGGATTATGAAAAATAAGGAAAGCCAATGACACCAAAAAAACAAGATTTAATCCGCGTCATCGCCAGCCGTGCCAACGCCATTGACTATTGGTCTTTTATGCACTACCTGCCGAACCCTGATCCTGTGCTAAAAAAAATGGGCAAGGATATTTCGGCTTATCGTGAAATTTTATCCGACAGCCACGTCGGGGGCTGTGTTCGCCGTCGCAAAGCGGCAATCAAAGGGCTGGAATGGCGAATTACTCCGACAGGTAATGAAAAAACGGACGAGATTTTAACCGCACTTTTCGACCGCTTGCCGATGTCGCATATTATCAGCCAAATTTTAGATGCCACGCTATTTGGCTATCAAGCCTTAGAAGTAATGTGGGAAAGCGAAAACGGCTTACTGTTGCCAACAGCAATCGTAGGCAAACCGCAAGAGTGGTTCGTCTTCGATGAAGAAAACCAGTTGATGTTACGCACCAAAGACAACCGTAACGGCGATCTTGTGCCTGAAAAGAAATTTCTGCTCGCCACCCAGCAAGCGGATTTTCTCAACCCTTACGGACGGGCGGATTTGGCGATGTGTTTCTGGGCGGCAACGTTTAAGAAAGGAGGCTTTAAATTCTGGTTGGAATTTATGGAAAAATATGGCAGCCCGTGGCTGGTCGGTAAACACCCACGCCAAGCCCAAATTCACGAAATTGATGAACTTTTGGATAGTATGGAAAAGATGTTGGGAACCGCCGTAGCTGCCATTCCTGAAGATAGTTCCATTGATTTAAAAGAAAGTGCAAGCAAAGGGGCAAGCTCACAAGTATTCGATGATTTCTTACGTTATTGCAAATCAGAAATCGCCATTGCGTTACTCGGTCAAAATCAGACCACTGAAGCGGAAGCTAACCGAGCTTCTGCAACCGCAGGCTTAGAAGTCACACGTGATATTCGCAACGATGACGCCAGCCTTGTAGAAGGCGTGTTCAATCAGTTGCTGGCGTGGATTTGTGAGCTGAATTTCAGCGTGGATACCGTCCCAACCTTCGAGCTATTCGAGCAAGAAAGTATCGACAAACTACAAGCCGAACGCGATAAGCTCTTAACTGAAATGGGAGTAGGCTTTACCGAGCAATATATCCACCGCGCTTATGGTTTTGAAGAGGGCGATATTGTGATGCAAGAAATCTCCCCTAACCCCTCTTTACAAAAGAAAGGGACGGATAAGGTGGATTTTGCCGAGCTAATCCCCAAAAGCGTGATTGAAACCATTGGCGAACAGTTGGAAGTGGAAGGCGAAGCCGTTGTTGAAACTTGGCTACACGATATTCGCGACCGCTTAGGGCAAGCTGAAAGTTTGGAAGATTTTCGCAACCAACTTGATAGCCTAATCCCAGAACTCAGCTATGCCGAATATGGCGAATTGCTAGCTTGGGGTTCAACTGCGGCACAGTTTGCAGGGCGACAATCTGTAGAAGATGAGCGTGCCAAGTCTCCCTCTTTAGTAAAGAAGGGCTAGAGGATATTTGTCAATGAAATTCACTTTTGAAAATCAAGTCAAATACTTCGAGAAAAAACTCAACCTACCGACCAACAGCTATTTGGACGTGCTAGGCGATGAACACGATTACTTTTTTATGGTCGCAGGGGCAAACCGCAATGAAGTGCTGCTTGCCTTTCGTGAAGCGGTAGATGACGCTATTGCCAACGGCGAAACACTGGAAGGCTTCCGCAAGCGTTTTGATGAGGTTGTCGCTCGCACAGGCTGGGATTACAACGGCGGCAGAAATTGGCGAACCCGTATTATTTACGACACCAACGTTTACGCTGCCTACAATCGCGGACGGTTGCAGCAGCATTTAGACCTTGCTGATGTGATGCCTTATTGGGAATATCATCACCACGACAACGCTCACCCACGTCAAGAGCATATTGATTTAGACGGCACGATTTTGCCCGCAAGCGATCCATTTTGGCGTTATTACTACCCCATTAAAGCCTACGGCTGCCACTGCACCGTCACCGCTCACGATGAAGATGATTTGAAAGAGATGGGTAAAACCGTCAGCCCATCGCCTGAAATCGAATGGCAGGAAAAACTAGTCGGCACACGTTCGGGCAATCCAAGAATGGTACGCGTGCCGAAAGGCTATGATGTAGGATTTCAACCGCATAATTTTGACCGCTTGACTGCAGGGCGAAATGCGGACGTGGATCAGCTGTTGTTCAATAAGTTCGTCAATGCCGAGCCAAAACTTGCCAGCTTACTGATTGAAAACGTGTTACAAAATCCGCGTGCCGTGATGATGTTAAACGGCGCGATGAAGTCGATGGTAGATACCGTTGCTACCGAAAAAATGGCTCGCGGACAGATGAAAAACGTGGGCGTAATTCCTGCCAAAGTGATTGATAAATTGACCGCACTTGCAAAAGCTCCGCAATCTACCGTGATTGCCGTGCGTGATGAAGATGTACTGCACGCGCTGCGTGATACCAAACAAGCAAAAGGTATTAACTTGCCGATTGAGTTTTGGGAGCAGTTGCCGGAGATGTTAAGAAATCCGACTGCCATTTTACTGGAAACTGACCAGAAATTGCCGACCTTAATTTTTGTGTATGACACAGAACAAGGCAAGGTTGCAATTAAAATGGACTACGAAGTGAAGCTCAAAGACGAGTTAAGCAAAAAGAAATTACCGCATAAGGTCAATTTAGTAAGAACGGCAAGTGTATTTACGGATAAAACAGGAATGCACAAGTATGAAGTGTTGTGGGGTGAATTGTAGCGGTGGTTTGCCTGATTCGAACAGGATAATGAGCCGAAGCACAACCTTTCCAGTAGGAAACCCTCACCGCTGTAAGTACTATACGCCACTCCAAGAGAGAAGACAACATTATGATCAAGATTTCGTTAAACGACATCCAAGCAGCCCAACAACTACATAACATCGCACGCCAATTACAGCAACCCCGTAAGCTCTATGGCGTGCTAGGCGAAACCTTGAAAAAAATCCACGCGGAACGGTTTAAGCAGGAAGTTGATCCTGAAGGCAATAACTGGCAGTCGCTTTCGCCAAAAACATTGACGCGTAAGCAGAAAAAAGGCAAGTCCACAAAAATCTTACGGCAGGGCGGCTATTTGTCGGATAAAACCGCCTATAACTACAATGACCAAAATGTGGAATTTGGTTCAGATGCCAAATATGCCCGCTTACACCAATTCGGTGGTAAGGCTGGCAGGGGCAAAAAAGTGACCATTCCGAAACGTCCGTGGCTCGGTGTTAATGCACAAGACGAGCAAAAACTTTTGCGAAAAGCCACCGCACTTTTGCAACGCCAAATCGACCAAAATCTATAGTATCGCCCAATTTTCAAAAATAACGCATAAAACGCCCATTTTGGCGTTTTAAATCCCATTAGATAAATTATCGCCTAAATCTCCTTGAGTGTGTTTATAAACACCGATAAACACGCAAAAACGCCTCATTCACTCCCTTTTCGTTTTCTCTTTCCCATTTTCATTCCTTAAACCAGTTTAAAAGCAACAAGCGGTCGTTTTTTTCTATGATGTTCGCAACACAAGGAGAACCGAATGACCCTGATTGAAATTTTTAAAGCGGGCAAACGACCTGACGCAAATGGCGTAGAAGTGGAAATTACCACCGATGATTTGCAACAAGCCGTCAATGCCTACAACGTAAACTTTCACGAATCCCCTGCAGTAATTGGACACCCGAAACACAATGCGCCTGCCTATGGCTGGGTAAAACGCCTTGAGTTGGACGGCGATGTACTCAAAGCCGAGTTCGACCAAGTCGATCCAGAATTTGCCGAAATGGTGGAAAAAGGGCGATTTAAGAAAGTGTCGTCTTCGTTCTATCTTGCCGACAGTCCAAACAATCCTTGCCCTGGCAGCTTGTATTTACGCCACGTGGGTTTCTTGGGAGCAATGCCGCCAGCCGTGAAAGGTTTGCGTAATCCTGAATTTGCCGAGAACGAACAAGGCGTAGTGGATTTTTCCGACTGGGCAGAAGCAGGTTTATGGCGACGTTTGCGTGAATGGTTCATTGGTAAACACGGACAGGACGAAGCAGACAAAGCGTTGCCTGATTATTTAGGCAATAGCGTGGTGGAAGAATCTATCCGAAATGATTTGAAACGGTATCAACAAGATGAGACAGGTTTTCCTGTGCCGAATTTTAATGAACCGAATAACCCAACTTCAGACCCAGCTCAATCAACCGAAGGAGAACTTGAAATGACACCTGAAGAAATTGAACAGCTCAAGGCAGAAAACGAAAAATTGAAAGCCGAAAAAGCTGAAACCGCGCTCAACCAAGCCAAAGCCGAAAATGCCGACTTTGCTGAAGGTTTAGTGAAAGCAGGCAAACTCGCCCCGATTGCCAAACAGCAAGCAGTGGATTTGTTGAACTACGCTTCCACCACAATGCAAGGCGGTGTGGTTGAGTTTGGAGAAGGCGAAAGCCTACACAGCAAACTCAAAGCCTTTTTGGATGCACAACCGCAAGTTGTGAACTTCGGTGAAGTCGCCACTAAAGACAAAGCGGCAGCACCGCAAGATGGTACGGTGGAATATGCCGAAGGCACAAACCCTGCCAGCATTGAAGCCGACCAAAAAATTATGGCGTATGCCAAAGAACACGGCGTGAGCTACACCGCCGCTTTTAACGCAATTTATCAATAGAAGGGAAATTTATGACCGCTCATAATCTCGCAGCACTTCGCGTGCAAGATCCTGTTTTAACCAAATTGGCACAGGGCTATCACAATTTAGAACTCATCGGCGAAGTCTTAATGCCGACCGTCGAAATCGACAAAGAAGCGGGCAAAATTCCGAAATTCGGTCGCCTTGCATTCCGCTTACCAAGTACGGTGCGTAACTTACGCGGTACATCCAATCGTTTAGACCCTGAAGACATCACGGCAATCGACGTGGCGTTGGAAGAGCACGATGTGGAATACGCCATCGACTACCGTGAAGAAAACGAAGCGATTTTTTCGCTCCGTCAGTTCGCACTCAACACCACCCAAGATGTGATTGCACTCGGTCGTGAAAAAGAAGTGGCAACGCTCGCCTTAGACGAAAACAAATACGACAGCGGCAACAAAGTCACGTTAAGCGGTACATCGAAAATCACTAGCAAACAAGCAGACATCTTTGCGATGTTCGACACGGGCATCCGTGCGGTAAAACGTGCTATCGGTCGCAAACCGAATGTGTGCGTAATTGCAGGCAATGTGTGGGCGGCGTTGAAAGAACACCCTGCGGTGATTGAAAAACTTAAATACTCACAGGTGGCGATTGTAACGCCTGAAGTGTTCGCCAAATTGATTGGTATCGACACCGTGAAAATCGGCGAAGCCGTTTACGAAGAAAGTAATCAGCTTAAAGACATCTGGTCGGACGCTATTGTACTTGCTTACGTTGCACCACGTTCAACCGAACGCAAAGGTACGGTGTATGAACCGTCTTACGGCTACACCGTCCGCCGTCAAGGTGGCTTATTTGTGGACACCTACAAAGAAAACGGTGGCAAGCTCGAAGTGATCCGCACCACCGACATTCACAAACCGCACTTACTCGGTGCATCGGCAGGCTACTTAATCAAAGGTTGCTTATAACCTCAAAAAATCCCCCTCTTGAGTAAAGAGGGGGTAGGGGAGATTTGTAACACCGTTTCACTAGGAGAAAACTAATGGACAAAACCAAACTCTACGCCGTCATCAGCACCATGGCGATTTACCACAACAATCAACGCTATGAGCAAGGCGATAAGCTCGAACTGACTGACGAAGAAGCCGCTCGCATTTCGCTTTATGTGCAATTAGACGAAGCCGAAGACGAAAAACGCAAGCAGGCGGAAGCAGAAGCTGAAAAAGCTCGTTTAGCAGCGGAAGAAAAAGCCCGTAAAGAAGCGGAAAAAGCGAATAAAAACGACAAAGGCGAAGGCAAAGAATAATGTACATTCAGGCACAAGATTTAACGGACGTGATGGACGAAGTCACGTTAAGACAACTTTCAACGGATAACAGCAGAGCAACAGAAGCCAACCAAGCTGTGATTGCCAAAGCGTGCGAATACGCCACTGAAACCGTGGACGGTTATCTTCGCTCGCGTTATCAGTTGCCGTTAAATCAAGTGCCGACCTTAGTGCGTAACATTTGCCTACAACTGGCTCGCTACTGGCTTTATTCACGCCGTCCCGATGGCAAAGGCTTTCCGCCCAATGTGAAAGACGCGCACGCCCAAGCATTAAAAGATTTAGAACGTATTGCCGATGGCAAATTGCATTTGGGCTTGCTGGAAGTCGGAATGGCAGAAGATGACAACTTGCCGTCCGCTTTAAAGTTTAAAGCCCGTGCGCCACAGAAATTGGATTTGTCGGGCTATTAAGGAGCGCATCTATGAGTGCCACTTTACCCATTTTGCAAAGCATCAGAGACCATATAGAACAGAAGACCACGAGTTTCAGCATCGAACTGTTCCCTGATGACCTTGAACACTATAACCTGCTCGACCCATTCGGTGCGGTGTTGGTGCAGTATGCTGGGTCAAAATTTGAAAGCCTTGATAGCACCGACATTATCCAACAACGCCGCAAAGTGCTGATTGCCCTCACGGTGATTGCCCGCAGTCAGCACGATGATACAGGGGCGTTGGAAATGCTCGACCAGTTACGGCTGGCGATTGTGGGATTTAAGCCGACCAATTGCACCGCTTGTCATTTGATTAGCGAAGAGTTTGCAGGCGAAGACAATGGGCTGTGGCAATACCAACTAATTATTCAAACCGAAACGTGGCAGGTGGAAGCACACCAGCCGAAAAATTTACCAAAATTTACCGCGGCACGTTACCGCCGCAAAGAACCATAAGGAGAACATTATGGCGTTTCATCACGGAACGAAAACAACACGCGTGGCAGGCGGTTCTGTCGCGGTGGAAACGGTGGACGGTGCAATTATTGGCATCGTAGGGACTGCACCTATCGGCGCAGTCAATGAATTGACCGTGTGCCAAACCATCAAAGATTTTGCTCAATTTGGTGTGATTTTAAACCAAGGCTTCACGTTGCCAGACGCTTTTGACGTATTGGCACGCTATGCCGCAGGTAAGGTGTATGTGGTCAATGTGTTAGATCCGAAAAAACACAAAACCGACATTACAGACGAAGCCTTAACGCAAGACAGCTCCACCTTAATGGCAAAAACAGCGAAAGCAGGCTTATTGAACATCAGCATTCAATCATCTAGCCAAACCTTGCAAGAAGGCACTGATTACAGCGTAAACTTGCAAACAGGTGAAATTACCTTTACTACACGCCACGAAGGGTTAAAAGCGACTTACGCTTATGCTGATCCTGAAAAAGTGACCGAAGCGGACATCAAAGGCGGTATTGACGCTGCTACCGGCAAACGCAAAGGCTTGGAATTGGTGCGTGACGGTTTCAATTTATACGGTGCGGATGCCAAAATTTTAATCTGCCCAGAGTTTGACAAAACGGCAAGCTGTGCAGCGGCTCTTTCAACATTAGCTGAACAGTTAAAAGCAGTGGCTTATGTGCAATTGCCGAAAGGCACATCGCTTTCTAAAGCGATTCAAGCTCGCGGCCCGATTGGTGTATTGAATGCCTCCGCAAGTTCTGAACGTGTGCGCCACTTCTTCCCTTATGCGTTGGGCTCTAGCAATACGCTTGAAAGTTTAGCGGTGCACGCAGCAGGCTTGCGGATGAAAACCGATACCGATAACGGCTATTGGTTCTCCACTTCAAACCGTCAATTGCAAGGCGTAATTGGGATGGAAGTGCCTTTAACCGCTCGCGTGGACGATGAGCAATCGGAAACCAACCTGCTTAACGCGGTGGGTATTACCACGATTTTCAATAGCTTTGGCACAGGCTTCCGCTTATGGGGTAACCGTTCGTCAAACTATCCAACGGTAACCCATATCATCAATTTTGAAACGGCGTTGCGCACAGGTGACTTAATCGACGAAAGCATTCGCCGCACCGAGTTGCAATTTATCGACCGCCCGATTGATGATGCGTTGATTGACAGTTTATTGGAAACAGTGGACACCTATTTGCGAGCCTTGCCAAGTATTGTAGGTTATCGCGTCAGCCTTGACTACGATACCGACTTGGTGGATGAATTTAGCAAAGGTCACGTGCCGTTGATGTATGAATACACGCCGAAATTGCCAGCCGAGCTTATCAGCAATAAATCGGTAATGACCCGTAAATACTTAGTGAACTTGGTGTCACAACGCTAGAAGGAGAAAATTATGAGTACCGCAATTCATCAGATTGTGAACGCCAATGTGTATATGAACGGCAACTCGCTACTTGGCAAAGCCAAAGAGTTTAAATTGCCTGACATCGAGTTCGAGTTTATTGAACACAAAGGCTTAGGGCTACACGGCACAATCAAACTGCCTGCAGGGTTAAACGCAATGGAAGGCGAAGTGATTTGGGATAGTTTCTATCCTGAAGTGCGAGTAAACGCCTATAACCCTTATAAAAATGTGCAGCTTATGGCACGTTCTAATGTGCAGGTATTTGATTCTCGCGGCTTGGCTGCGGAAGAATCACTTGTCACCACGATGAACGTGGCATTTAACAAGACGACAGGTGGAAGCTTAAAGAATAAAGAAGCGACGGAACATTCCGACAGCTTCCAAATTATGTCTATCAAGCAAACGCTGGCAGGCAAAGAAATTTTGTTTGTAGATGTGCTTGCCAACATCTATCGCGTAAACGGTCAAGATGTATTGCAAAAATACCGCACTAATATCGGGCAGTAATTCTTTAAAGCAGTTTAAACGACCTTTAAAGCCCATTTAAGTAAACTCCTTTGTGAAAGTTAAACAACACACTCACAAAGGAGTTTTTTATGTCTCAAAAAGTCGATGCGGTTCGCACAACCATTAAATTGTCTAGCCCTGTCCAATTACCTGATGGCACAACGCTCGAAGAGTTAAAAGTGCGTGAACCATTGGTAAAAGATTTTCGTACAGCAAGTCAGCAAGGTAAAACTAACGAAGATCGTGAAATTATCGTTGCAGCACTTTGCTGTGGTTTGGTGTTGGAAGATATGGATTTAATCAAATGGAAAGATTATGTTCAGGTACAACGATTTCTGTTTGGTTCAGATGATACCGATGGAGACGTTAAATAATGCGATTGCTGATGTGGTTTGGTGGTTTGGCTTTTCTGCAGAAGAAATCAATAATTGGACGTTAAAAGAATTAGACGACTGGCTTGCTCAAGCCAACCGTCAAGTTAAGGCGGGTTATGTACGTGCTTGACGATAAAATTTAACCAGTCCAATAATTGCCCCTGTGATTGTTGCAGCACTTAAAGAAAGCAAGGTCATTAAAGGGGCAGTTACTAACGCGATAATTGTGCCTAATACAAGATAAAGAATAAAACCCACACCAAAAGCAATAAAGAAGTTGTCTGTGGCATTAAACATACCTACCCAATACCACCAAGAAAACGCTAAAAAACCGATAGAAAACAATAAACCTATCACAGACCAGTAGGCTTTTTCTACTATATCGTAATCTTTCCAGTCTTCTATGATTTCTTTGAACAAGCCAAACATAAATGCCTCCTGAATTTTTCGTATATTTAACATAGTGAGCAAAAAATGGCAAATAATTTAGTACTCGGTTTAGTTATTGGTGCCTCTTTAAAAGGTAGTTTTTCTGCTGCCTTTGGAAAGGCGAATAAAACCATTGAAAACCTTTCTAATAATTTGGGTAAAGCAACCCAGCAAAACGAAAAATTGGGTGCAAAAATGGCGAAATGGCAAGAACGTCAAGCCGCACTACATCAAAAAATGCAACTTGCCTATCTTTCAGGAGATCAGAATATTGGTAAGCTTACTCGCCGTTATGAACGAATGCAGGCAGTAATTGCTCGTACGGCAGAAAAGCAACAACATTTTACCCGTGCTATTCAATCTTCTGAAAAAGCTCAACGTTCCTTATCTAGTACTTTAGAAAAACAACAGGCACGCAAACAAAACCGTGATGAATTAAAAGGTAAGTTAGCTAAATCTACCGCAATAACAGCTAGCGTAGCGTTACCTACGTGGAATGCTGTGAAAACCTATATGCAACAGGAAGAAGCAGCAAATAATCTGAAAATTTCAATGATGAAGGCTGACGGCACATTCGGCAAATTTAAGGAAATCGGCAAAATAGCCGACCAACTTGGCACGGATTTACCAGGAACGCGTGAAGATTTCTACAAGCTCGCCAAAGCAATGAAAATGCAAGGTGTCTCTGATGACACTTTGATTAACGGTGGCTTAAAAACATCGGCAAAACTCAACGTTTTACTTGAAATGGATCAAGAGCAAGGAGGTGAGTTCTTTGCAAAGATGATGGAATCTCACGGTTTATCAGAAGCTGAACTTGGAGCATCAGCAGACGATTTACAACGAGCAATGTTTGCTGCAGGTATGAAAAAAGACGATATGTATGGGGCAATGACCTACTATGCGTCTAATGTTCGTTCGATGAAATTAACAGGGCGAGAAAACTCACAGAAAATTTTTGCGATTGAGGGGCTTGCTGCTCAACAAGGTTTAGAAGGCACATCATTCGGTACAAACTTTTCAACAATGCTTGACAGAATGAGTAAAGGTCCGCAAATGATTGCTGAAGCCAAAAAAGGGATGAAGGCAGAAGCTCGGGATATTCTCAAAAAAAGCGGTGTGAAGTTTGACTTCTGGGATAAAAAAGGCAATTTCAAAGGTATTGACGGAATGGTCAAGGAGCTTGAGAAACTGCAAAAAATCCGAGCAAAATTTGGCGACCAAGCTGCACAAGATGTGGCTGATGCAATGTTTGGCACTGAGGGTAAGCGTGTCGCCTTGTTATTAGGTGAAAAAGGAACGACAGGCTTACAAGATTTCTTACAGAAAATGAAAGACCAAGCCAGTATTGAAGAACGCGTCGCCCAAAAAACGAAAACACTTGGTTCTGCCCTTGAGAGTTTAGGCGGTGCATGGGAAAGTGCGGTCGGGAATATAGGGTCTGTTTTTGCCGATGATATTAAATCGGGAGCGAAAGCACTACAAGGTTTTGTTGAAGATACATTGACACCTTTTGTCAGCGAGCATAAAACAGCGATTAAGTGGATCGCTGCTACTGTAGGCGGTTTTTCCTTACTAAGCACAGGCGTATTAGCAACAAAATTTGCGTTTAGTGGCATAGCATCCATTTTTTCAGCAGCATTTATGCCATTTAAAGTATTTAAGGCAATTAAAGCAGCCAAAGAACTTGAAACCTTAACGGGTACAGTTACCAAAACAGGTAGAGTAATGAAATGGCTTGGCTCAGCCTTTGGTGTTGCGAAAAAAGCTTTTATTGGATTAGGGAAAGCTTTGCTTACCAACCCTATCGGCTTAACCATTACCGCCATCGCTGTTGCCGCCTATCTCATCTATGACAATTGGGAATCTGTTTCAGCTTGGTTTTCCAACCTTTGGACGAAAGTCACAGGTTACTTCCAAAACTTCTGCAACTGGGTGCAAGGCATTTGGACAGGAGCAACTGAATGGGTTTCGAGTGCGTGGACAGGTGTGTCGGATTACTTCGGGCAACTTTGGAATAACATCACCAACTTCTTCAACTCAGGCATTGGCAACATCACCGCCACTATTCTCAACTGGTCGCCACTCGGATTATTCCAGCAAGTATTTTCCACCGTGTTGTCGTGGTTTGGTATTGATATGCCAGCGAAGTTTACCGAATTTGGTTCGAATATTATCAGCGGATTAGTAAACGGCATCAAAAACACGTGGGAGACGGTAAAACAAAGTGTGCTAGATCTCGGTGGAAATATCACATCGTGGTTTAAAGAAAAACTCGGCATTCATTCGCCAAGCCGCGTCTTTAAGGGTTACGGTGTAAACGTGGTGGAAGGCTTGGCAATCGGGATGGATAACGCCCAACCACTCGCCACAGAAGCCAGCAAAAATCTCTCAAGTGCGGTGAAATTTGAGCCTGTTTTAAATAGCGTTGAAACCGCCTTTAAACCGCTGTTAAACGAGAAAAAAGGCTTTTTCGGCACACTGTGGGACGATGTGAAATTCGGGGCGAATTTTGTTGGTAATCTGCTTGGACTTAATCAATCGACCGATTTCCGCACTCCTGATTTTAACCCTGACGCCCAAATCTCCCCTAACCCATCTTTACAAAAGAGGGAGACAGAAGCGTCAATCTTTCACGATTATCAACCGTTAAACCGAAACGCCGTTACAAATAATGAAACCAATCAGCACAACGGCATCGTGGTCAATTTCAACCCGACCATTAACGTGAACGGTAGCCAAAATCAGGGCGTAATGGAACAGGTGCAGCAAGGGTTGAATATGAGCCTTGTGGAATTTGAACGCCTGCTTAATCGCGTGCTAGACCAACGTCAGCGGAGAGCCTACTAAGGAGAAACAACAATGTATTTTATGCTAGGCAATATCGCCTTTGAGCCGGTCAATTTGACCGACTTTTCAGAGACCCATTCTGCGGATTTTGCCGAACACGCGGTGCTCAAAGGCAAGCCAAAATTGCAAGCGATGGGCGAAAAACTGACAGATTTATCCTTTGCCATTCGCCTGCACCACAAAATCGGCGGTGTGGAAAGTCGTTATCAATCGCTACTTTCGGCAAAAGCCAAGCAAGACGCCCTTGCCTTGATGTGGGGTTCAAAATACAAAGGCAATTTTGTGATCACCGATATTTCATCGACCACACTATTTACCGACGGCAAAGGTAATGCCTTGGCACGTGAGATGAATATCAGCCTGAAAGAGTTTGTCGGCAATTCGCAACAGGGTTTGCTTGGCGCGGCGTTAAATGTGGGCGGAAAATCTTTGCTCGGTTCGATTTTGCCGAAAGGTTTAACCAATACGCTTTCAACGGTGAAAAGTGCGGTTAGTCGTGGTGTGGAATTGTATCAGCAAGGCAAACGTGCGGTGGACGAAGTTCGTAACACCGTTGCGGTGGTTCGCCAGTTGGCACACGACCCCGCGTCCGCATTGGCGTATTTGCCGAGTACGCTTGCTAATTTAGACAACGCCTTGGGTGGCTTTGGCGAACTGGTCGGTATGCAATCCGCTTTCGAGGGCGTTCGCCAGTATCTGCCTGCTATTAGCGAATTTAGCCGTGATGTGTCTGCGGTGTATGACGATTTGCAAATAATGAAACAGAGTTTCAGTCGGGCATCTGCTGATAGCGAATGGAATAACTGGTTTACGCCTGCTGATAATGCTTTAACTGAAATCAATGAGCGGCTGGATAATTCCGCAAATTCAGTGGCCAAAATGACCGCTTGGATTGTTTTGCGTGAAGATGAAGACGTGGAGATTTTGAATGACCCAAACCGTACTTAAACATACCGTCAAACAAGGCGAACGCTGGGATAACCTTGCCTATTATTACTATGGCGACGCACTGGAATATGCTCGCATCATTAGAGCCAATCCACATATCAGTTTTTGTGAAGTGTTGCCTACTGGGGCGACCGTGTTTATCCCTGTGCTAAATGTGAAACCGACCCAAAACGAAAATTTACCGCCGTGGTTAAGAGGAAATAATGAGTAAAGTCCAAACGCCCGATTTTTCGCTTTTTTATGAGAAAACCAATATCACGGCAGAGATTGAGCCGTCTTTGCTGGAATTAACTTACACCGACTATTTGGAAGGACAATCGGACGAGCTTTCTGTTTCCTTTGAAGACATCAGCGGTAAGTGGATTCGCCAATGGTTCCCGACACAGGGCGACAAACTCAAGGCGGCGATTGGCTATCAGGGCGAGCCGTTAGTCGAAATTGGGGCATTTGAGATTGATGAGGTGGAATACAGCTATCACCCGTCTAGCATTACCCTGCGAGCCTTATCCACTGGCATTAGCAAAGCTAACCGTACACTTAAGCCAAAAGCCTACGAGAACACCACGCTCGCCCAAGTGGTGGCAGCGGTGGCAAATCGCTTGAAACTCAAAGTGGTGGGCAAAATTCGCCACATTCCCATTCAACGCATCACCCAATATCAAGAGCGTGATGTGGAATTTCTTGCCCGCCTTGCCCGTGAGTATCATCACAGTTTCAAGATTGTGGGTAATCAACTGGTGTTTACCGATAAAGATGAACTCGGACAAAGTGAACCTGTGGTCGTACTCGATGAAAGCGAATGTATCAGCTTGCGACTGCGAGATCGGATTAAAGACACCGCAAAACAGGTGGAAATCAAAGGCTTTGATACAAGCGGTAAAAAAGTAGTGAAAAAAAGCAAAAAAGCGACCGCACTTCGCCCGAAAATGCAGCAGGCACAGGCGGCAAGTGGCGATACGCTAAAAATTACCACACGAGGCGAAAGCCAAGAACAGATTGATGCCAGAGGCGATGCAGCATTAAGCGAGCAAAACGAAGACCAAAGTGCAGGCGATATTACCCTGATTGGCAACCCAAAACTGGTGGCAGGTTCCACTATTCTGCTCAAAAATTTAGGCGTGTTTTCAGGTAAATACTTAATCAAACAATCACGCCACACCTTTAACAAACAGGGCTACACCACCAGCATCGAGGTGCGAATGTTGGAATTTATCCCCGATGATTTGATGACTTTAGGCATGGAGATGACGAATGCAAACCCATAATTTTGGTGCGACCTATCAAGAAGGCATTGTGTCGGCAATCGACCCGAAAAGCCACAAAGTGCGGTGTAAAGTTCCTGCCCTTGAAGATTTAGAAACTGCGTGGCTCTCTTTCCTCACGCCAAACGCAGGCGGAAACCAGTTTTACTGCTTGCCTGACGTGGGAGAATTGGTAGCGATTTTACTTGATGCACGTGGCGAAGGTGGTTGCGTGCTGGGAGCGATTTATAATGAGCAAGACAAAACGCCAGTGCAAGATGGCGACATTTGGTTCAAAAAATTTAAAAACGGCACAACTATTGCCCACGACCGTAAATCAGGCGATTTAACCATTCATACCAGCGGTAAAGTTATCGTCAATGATTGCGAAGTGGAAGTGAACAACGGCAATGTCAATGTGAACGGTGGCGATGTGATCGCAGATGGTATTTCGCTGAAAAATCATAAACACCTTGAACAAGGCGATGGTAAGCTCACTTCTCCGTCAAAATCTTAGAATCTTTGACCGCACTTTTCTTTAAATCAGTTTAAAAGCCCCACCCCAAATAGCCTTGTATCATCAAGGCTATGAATATAAATCCGATACACTCAACCCACTGGCAACTTGCACCGAACCTTAACGAGCAGGCGGTGCAAGGCATTGATGATATTCATCAGTGCATTGCCAACATTCTCAATACGCTCAAAGGCACCGATGTGCTTCGCCCTGAATTTGGCTCGGATCATTTTCAATATATTGACCAGCCCGAAGATGTCGCCCTGCCCAATATGGTGCGTGAAATCACGCTTGCCCTGCAACGATGGGAAAACCGCATAGAAGTCGAAAGTGTGCAAATCAGCGGACAAGCTCCGCATTTTGAATTGTTGATTTTCTGGACTTTAGTGGACGATGTATATCGGGAACTTTATCAGACACAGGTGGCACAATGAGAAAAGAAGACGTGAAAATTGTCTCCGATGATATTAAGCAAATTTTAGCGGAAGCCATTGCCGACTACGAGCAGCGCACAGGTAAAACATTGCAACCTGCCCATATTGAACGGTCGATTATTCAATCTTACGCCTACCGCGAAATGTTAGTGCGACAAGGCATTAACCACGCCTTTTTGCAAACCTTTCCGCAATTTGCCACAGGGCTTGCTTTAGATTTATGCGGCGAACCGATGGGCTGTTATCGCTTATCAGACCAAGCTGCCGAAGTCACTTTGCGTTTTAGCGTGAGTGGTTCGCATTCCACCATTGTTATTCCACAAGGTACGCTGGTTGGTGCAACCGACAGCCTATTATTCGCTACGCAAACCGAAGTACGAATTAACCCGACTGAGCAATATGTGGATGTAACGGCGATTTGCCAAACCACAGGCGAAAGTGGCAACGGCTGGCAAATCGGGCAAGTAAAGACACTCAAAAGCGAACTGCCAGCCGATGTAACCGCCTCCAACATTGATGTGTCGGCAAATGGTATCGACACTGAAAGCGATGATGACTACCGCAAGCGGATTTTGCTTGCGCCAGAAGCCTTCACCACTTGCGGTTCGGTTGCCGCTTACGAATATCACTCTCGTAGCGTGTCGCAAGTGATTTCTGATGTGGCGATTTCCACCCCTCAAGGTGGCACAGTCAAAGTCACGGTGCTTACCAAGCACGGACTGCCGTCAGCCATTTTGCAGGAGAAAATTCGCCACTACATCAGCGGCGAAAAACGTCGTCCGCTGTGCGACACCGTGATTGTGGCTGAGCCTGAACGCAAAAGCTATCGAGTGGTTGCTAACTTAGATTTGCTCGCTACCGTCGCCGAAAATGAAGTGAAAGCCAAAGCCGAAACCGCTTTGCGAACCTATCTTTCATCACGCACGCAAAAATTGGGGCTGGACATCGTACCGCTCGATATTCAAAGCGTGCTGAAAGTCGCAGGCGTGTATAACGTGCATTTGGCAAGCCCACAACTTACTGAGCTCACGCCTGAACAATGGGCAGAATGCGAAAGCATCGCGATTAACATCAACGCGGAGCGCAAAGATGGCTAAGTTGCAATATCCGTCAATCATTGAAATATCGCCAAAACTGACCGCACTTGCCGACCTTGGCAAGCGGTTAAACCGACTGGATAAATCGCAAATTATGACCAGCTTTGTGGATTTAGTCCCGACCGAGTTTTTAGAACTGCTTGCCGAAAAATGGAGTGTCACCGGCTATGACGGCTGGTTACTTGCAGAAAGTGTAGAAGCCAAACGGAAACTCATCAAGAGAGCCGTCGAACTGCACCGCTACAAAGGCACACCGTGGGCAATGCGGGAAATTATCCGCCAGCTTGGGTTTGGAGAAGTGGAGATTATTGAAGGTTTATTCGATAAACGTCACGACGGTTCATTTACCCGAGACAGTACATATTTTCACGGCGACCGCTCCAAATGGGCACATTACCGTGTGATTCTGCAACAAACCATTACTAACGACCAAGCCGATTTACTGCGAAAAACCTTGCGTGTTTTCGCTCCCGCTCGCTGTGTGTTAGCGAGCTTAGACTACCGTCAAGCAGCACTTCGGCACAACGGTATGGCAATGCGTAACGGCAGATTTAATCGTGGCACAGCTTAACTCAAAAAGGAAACAAAATGGCAAATTTAACCTTAACCCGACAATGGGTGGAAAACATCTATCAATTGGAAACCTCCGACCCTGTAATGGGCGGACCAGACGGCATTGATAACCGTCAAGCGAAAGAGCTGGGGGCGAGAACCAACTGGCTAAAAGACCAAGTAGACACCATCAACCGAGACCGCACTGGCTACGCCACCAAAGCCAGCCCTGCGTTCACAGGTGTCCCAACAGCCCCTACTGCCAACCCAAACACCAACAACACCCAAATTGCGACGACAGAATTTGTGAAAACCGCAATTGCTGCATTGGTGGGTTCTGCGCCTGCTGCGTTGGACACGCTAGAAGAATTGGCACGTGCATTAGCTGGTGATGCTAACTTAAAAGCAACTTTGCTTGCGGAAATTGGGAAAAAAGCGAATGCCACTGATTTTAATGCCTTACATGATTTATTTGTTGGTATCCCTATTCCTTATCCGCTTTCTACCGTCCCAACAGGTTGCTTAGCGATGAACGGACAGCGATTTGATGCTCGTCGTTATCCAAAATTAGCACAGAAATATCCATCAGGGCAGTTGCCTGATTTACGTGGGGAATTTATCCGTGGTTGGGATAATGGACGTGGGGTTGATGCTGGCCGTGGGATGTTGTCGGTGCAATCTGATGAAATCAAATCACATAATCATAAATTTAAATATATAGGCCAAAATCAAAGATCCGAGTCAAACAGAACGGATATCTTTAACCAACTGACTGTAGGTGATTCAGTCTATAGACATGATCGAAGAGATGATTTAATCATCAAAGTCGCAAATGAGTCTGATGTGAAGTATGGGAAAACACCTTACAATGATGTTTCAATCTATATCAATAACACTGGTGGGGCTGAAACCCGCCCTCGCAACATCGCCTATCATTACATCTGCCTAGCCGAATAAGGAGTACAACATGACCGTAACATTTAATCAAGACGGCTTTGCCGAAACCAGCGGTGAAATCATCGTTTACTGTACAGGCAACAAGGGCATTTACAGCCACAGCACAACCGAATATGTGAGCGAAGGCGGAAGCCTTTCCGCAGGCAGTTATTTAGATGCCCCTCCGCCAGCCAAACAAGGCTTTGTCATTGTGCGAGCAGATAACAGTTGGCAATACCAAGCTGACCATCGTGGCACCTATTACAGTAAGGAAACGGGCAAAAAAGTAGAACATACCGAACTAGGTGAATTGCCTGATAATTTAACCGCACTTGCACCACTTGCTGAACCATGCAAATGGAACGGTACAGCATGGGTAAAAGATGAAGCGAAAATTGCTGATAATTTTACAACAACCCAAACTCGCCTTATCACCAACATCGATGAGCACGCGGCAAAAATCTACAGTACATGGACGAGATTTGAAAGCGAGTACCGCGAGCGACAAACGGCAGCGGAAGCCTTTAAAGCGGCAAATTATGAGGGAGAGTGCAGTCGTTATATCTCAGACTTTGCGCAACGTGCGAGACTGGATAATAAGACCGCGACAAACCTGATTTTGACACAGGCAGCAGGGCTAGAAAAACTACAAATGGAGCTTGCCAACCAACGTATGCGCAAGTATGAGCTCAAGGCACCTAATCTCACACTTGAGAAACTGCAATCAATCTACGATGACATTATCAAGCAAATGGATAACTTGATGGAGGCATATAAAAATGGCTAAGGTTTATTTGGCGATGTACAAATACAAACGTGACTGGCGCAAGAAGCCCATCAAAGCGATAGCCGACCGCATCACTCGATTTTTCACTAAGGGGAAATACTCGCATTGTGAAATCGCGGTAGAACGCATTGAATTTACTAACGGACACCATTATGAGCATGCAACAGTGTATGAGTGCCACTCATCTTCAGTACAAGATGGCGGCGTACGTTGCAAGCAGATTGATGTATCCGATAACACCAAATGGGATTTAATCCCCCTCACCGATGTCACCGAGGCGCAAATCAAAGCCTATTTTAACCGCACTTTGGGGTGTAAATATGACTGGTGGGGTGCGCTAGGAATCGTACTTGGAATCAAACAAAAACGCAGTAAGTATTTTTGCAGTGAGTGGTGCTTTAATGCGATTTGTGGCGGGGAAAATGGCTGGCGGTTTAGTCCGAATCAGCTGGCAGCAATGTTTAACAAAGGAAGAATTTAAAAGGAGGGTTTACCCTGCACAACGTTTAATTCAATGAAGAAAAGACGGCGATAACAACGGTACTGGGAATGCCTGTTGTTACCAGCTACGCAGAGCATGCCTGCATATAGCCATACGCCGCCTACCTTGCGCAAGGCGGGCGGATTGTAACAAATCTTTTGATTAGGAGAAATATATGCAGTTAATTAAAGCAATCCGTTGCACATTTTGTAACAAATTATTGGCGAAAGTGGGGACAGTTGGTTATTTAGAAATCAAATGCCCACGTTGCAAAACCGTCAATACTACCCGTTAATTTGATTTGAGTGTCGGAATGCCTAGCGCATCGGAACGCCATAGAAGGAAAAACTATGGCAAATCAAAAAGCCTTTAAACAAGCTCCGCTGCCGTTCATCGGACAAAAACGAATGTTTCTCAAACAATTCGAGCAGATTTTAAATGAAAACATCCCTGATGACGGCAAGGGCTGGACGATTATTGATACCTTTGGCGGTAGCGGTTTACTCAGCCACACTGCCAAACGATTAAAACCCAAAGCTCGTGTGATTTATAATGATTTTGACGGCTACGCAGAAAGATTGGCAAATATTGACGACACCAACGTCTTACGCGCACAAATCTTCACCAAAATCGATAACGCTACGCAAAAAAATAAGCGTTTACCCAAGGCATTGAAGGCAGAAATCATCAAAATCATTGATGAATTTCAGGGTTATAAGGACTTAAACTGCTTGGCGAGTTGGTTATTATTTAGCGGTCAGCAAGTTGGTTCACTTGAAGAACTCTACTGCAAAGATTTCTGGCATTGTGTGCGGTTAAGCGATTACCCGAGTGCGGACGGTTATTTAGACGGCGTGGATGTGGTGCGTGAGTCATTTCATATCTTGCTGCCGAAATTTTCAAACGACCCGAAAGCCCTGTTTGTATTAGATCCGCCTTACCTTTGCACCAAGCAAGAAAGTTACAAACAAGTCACCTATTTTGACTTGATTGACTTCTTGCGACTGGTCAATATCACTCGTCCGCCGTATGTGTTTTTTAGCTCTACGAAGTCGGAGTTTATTCGATTTGTGAATTATATGTTGGAAGACAAGGTGGATAATTGGCAGGCGTTTGAAAACGCCAAACGCATTACGTTGAATGCAAAACTGAACTACCAAGTGGCGTATGAAGATAATTTAGTCTATAAATTCTAGTAGTAAAAAAGGCTTCGCGTGATCACGAAGCCTTTTGCATTAGTCTTCTAATTCGGAAAGTAAACAATAAAACGGTGGGGCGAAAGGGGCAAGTGTGGACGTAAATCTGACTACACAATCTTTATGCCCGTCTTCCACAAACCGCACATCTAAAAACGCCGTGTTATACACAAAGGTTTGCCCCCGTCCGTTAGGTAGTGAATATTGCGAACCGTCCGCAATAAAACCGTCTTGTTCTTTCACCGCAACAAGGGCTAATTCCATCATCATTTCCTGCTCGGTTCTCATTTTAAAATTTGTCATTTTGCGGTTTCCTGTATTTGTTTAAGTTGGTCACAAGATTACTCTCTTCGGCGGGCATAGCAAGTCATCATTGCGGCAAAACGACTGGCTGCGGTCGAATTAGGCTGGGGAGGTGTGGACGGCTAAATAAGTGCAGATATGTAACGCCATTTCACTAAATGAAAAAAGCAAGAAATAGAAATTATCTTGCTTTTTTAGGGGCGGTTATGTTGCGCGGGTTTATATTACCCGCGATGAAATTATTCGGTAAACACTAAAAACGAGATAAAAAATAACCGCACTTTGATGCTTTCAAGGTGCGGTTTTTTATGGATGGAACAGACTATTTACGAGAAGTGTAATCGCCGACACAGACCCATTTGTAGCTGGTTAAGGCTTCTAATCCCATTGGGCCACGAGCATGAAGTTTTTGAGTACTTACCGCCACTTCAGCACCTAAACCAAATTGTCCGCCATCGGTAAATCGGGTACTTGCATTAACATACACGGCTGCCGCATCTACTTGATTGATAAATTGTGTGGCTAGTCGTTGATTTTCTGTCAAGATACTTTCTGAATGTTGTGTGCCATATTCACGAATGTGAGCAATCGCTGCATCCATATCTTCAACCACCACAACATTGAGATCGAGTGAACCCCATTCTTGGCGTAGTGCTTGTTCAGTCACTTCTTGCACATCGACATTTGCAGCTTGAAGAATCGAAAGTGCGGTCGATTTTGCATGGAATTTCACTTTTTTCTCGGCTAAATACTTCGCGAGTTTAGGTAGGAAAGTATCAGCAATTGAACGTTGAACTAAAAGCGTTTCCAGCGTATTACATGTGCTTGGACGTTGGCATTTTGCATTAGCTATCACCGCGAGGGCTTTTTCTTGGTCAGCGCTTTCTTCCACAAAAAGATGGCAAACGCCTACACCACCAACAATCACTGGAATGGTAGAATGTTGTTTACAAAGCTCATGTAAACTAGCACCGCCACGAGGAATAATCATATCCACATAGCGATCCAATTTAAGCAGTTGCATCACAAGTTCACGATTCGGATCCGTAATAGCTTGGACTGCATGGCGTGGTAGTCCAGCTTGTTCAAGGGCATTTTGTACCACTTCTACTAAAATTTGGTTGGAATGTTGTGTTTCTTTTCCCCCACGTAAAATCACTGCATTACCGGTTTTTAAGCAAAGGCTTGCCACATCAATAGTGACATTCGGACGCGCTTCGTAAATGGTACCAATCACACCAAGCGGAGTACGAACTCGTTCGATCTTTAATCCGCTATCTAAGGTGCCACCATCAATGATTTTACCCACAGGATCGGCGAGCGAAATAACATGGCGCACATCACTCGCAATGCCTTTTAGGCGATCTTCGGTTAATAAAAGGCGATCAATTAAGGCTTCAGATAAGCCATTTTGTTTCGCAATTTCAATATCTTTTTGGTTTGCCGCAAGAATATGCTCCGTTTGTTGTTCTAATTGTTCCGCAATAATACTGAGCGCATGATTTTTTTCAGTGGTGTTTAACTGCGCTAAAATAAACGCTGCATCTTTGGCCTGTTTGCCCATTTGTTCTAACAT